CTGAATTAAATCATCGTCAATAATACGGCCTGACCTTTGCGCCTCATCGCCAAGCCGCTTAATTTCTGCCCCGCCATTTCGCAGTAATGGAATTAAAGCCGTTGTATCAGATGCCATTGCCTCAAGGAAAAACGTCATTTCTTGCTGGCTTAGATTAGCTTTTTCCAATGAATCATAATAAAGCTGCAATGCCTCTGGGCCTGAAAGCCGCGCGAATTGGTCAGCAGTTACACCAACAAGCGGCGCAATCTGCTCAAAGAAGTCCTTCATCGGGCCACCGCCCGTAGTCACGAAATCCCCAACCCTGTCATTCACATCTTTTAAAATATCTGACAGTTTTTCTTGGTTAATATTAACGGTACTTGTCGCAGCCGCCATTTTTTGGAACTCTACAGTTCCTGCGTTTGCCACTTTGGAAAGGTTGTTAATCTCAACCGCAGCCGCTGCCGCGTTTTTACTTGCTGCAAGTAACCCCGCGCCCATAGCAACCGCCGTAGTCGCTACAACCGCACCAGCCTTTGCAATCTTTTTAGACATGGCGGCGGTGTCACCGCCAAAGCCTTTGATAATCTTACTGCCCTTGCCCATTTGCTTTTGAAGGGGGCTAATATCGGCCCCGACTTGTATTGCAATGTCACCTACAACTTTTTTGGCCATTACTTAGCATCCTTCAACATTTGGTATAGTTCGGCCATAGTTTCCTCGCGGTTAACTATTTCAGGGGGCAATTTGGCGTCGACCAACCACCAAAATTCTTTGGGGGGCATTTGCCAAAAATACTCAGCAGAAACCCAATCGTTACCAACCGCAGTATTATAAGCAGTACGGACTAACCCTTCACTGCTGCTTTCGACTTTTTTCCATCGCCACTACCCGTAATTTTTCGGCCCATTGGTGGCGACATGATAGAAATAAGAGCTATAACCGCATTCTGAATTTTTGCGGTTATTTCCATTGGTTCAAGGGCCGCTAAATCTTCCTGAATAGATGTATAAACATCCTCATTGGAAACCCTAGCACCAGCATGGCGTAAAGCCGCCCCATACGCCCTCGCAAGCTGCGCATAGGTTGGCCCTTCGCGCTGCATAAGAATGCCAAGGGGTTGCCTTCCAGACCCCCCCTGTAATGCATCTTCTATTTTAGCGATAAGCACCATTTGCTTGTCGGCTGGCACTGTGAAAGTTTCGTTTTTCCACGCAAGGGTTACATCTTCAAACATTACGCACCTGCTGTGAATGTATGTGCGCCATTACGAACGAATGTAGCCGTAAACGTATTCGCTTCCTGATACGGGCTACCCTCTGAATAGCTGGTCAAGATAAAGCTGCCTGAAATTGTATCCGCCGCATCTGCATCCGCTGCAAATTCGTATGTAAGATCAGTCATAAACTTATCAGCAGGGTCTGTTGAAAGTGCAAGATTACGCAGAACGTTTCCATCCTCGATACCTTCACCCGAAATTTCCAGAGTATCAGTTGCAAGAACATCTGTTAGGAACGTTTGAAACGCGCCATCGCCCTTATCGGTAACATCGATGCCTGCACCGTTCCATGTGATTGAGTTAACCCGCAGGCCAGCGATTGCCGTACCTGCTTTTTTAATTACGCATAAGCGTCCAGCAGTTGCCATTTTTAAAGTTCCTTCTAAGGGAAAAGGCGACGCCTCGCGGCGGGCCGATCTAGTTTACTTGAATTAGAGCGCGATAATCGCAAACTCCATGGGTTGTCCCGTCATCATCCGCTACGTCTGAACTTTCACGCACTAAAGATATGACCGTATGTCCCGTCACAGACGGTTCATTCTTGTGTAAGAGGTTATAGAGTAACCCCTGAATTTGTTTGGTTTCTTTGTCAGAACCCGTTCGGCTCCACGTATGCAAGCGAAGTAAGCAATTATGCCCATTTTCGCTTTTTGTATCGTTCTCGGAATAGAAAAACCGCATCGTAATATAAGGAAACGCCGCATTACTCCCTGCGTCGTTGTCTTGGGGCTTCTTGCTATAGACCGCCTGAACCATGGCCATGAGAGGGGTGTCACCTATCAGGGTCGCATAGATAGCCGTTTGAAAATCAACCTCAACTGCCATTTTGACGCTTCCTTGCCCGTTCCAGTGTCGCTGTGAACTTCTTCACAAACTGCTCTCTCAAAACTTGATCGAACTTAGGCCGAAACGATTCAACAACCCGCGTGAATGTTGGTTTTTCTGGCATTTTGGTAGTACCGTATTCCAAAAACCGCCAATAAAACGCACTTTTCAATACGCGCACCGTAGAAGAAACTTTCCCGCCTTTAATGCGCTCACGTTTTGTTTTTATTGAGCGTTTAAAATCGCCTTTTTTCGTGCTTGGATCATCAAGGGCTATCGCCCTTGCCTCTTTTGCTAATTCACCGGCTACACCATGAACGGTTGAACGCATGATGTTTGTTGCCTGCCTTGGGGCTATCTGGCTTAGAAGTTTATCAATATCTTCAACACCACTAATAGACGCGTTAAACTTCATGATGCCACGCCCCGCTCAACCTCAAATTTCAAATACATGGCCCTTGTGCCAGCCCTGCGAACATTGCGAATGTTGTAGCTTTCGCCACCCCATATCATTAGGTCGTTTTCGTTTATGTCAGATCGGTTTCGTATCGTGATTAAATACCGCCCAGACGCCGCAACGCCCCCACCTTCGTTCTTTTCACCACCAGCAAGCGGTAAGATTTTCGCCCAAACAGTAGGATTAGTTGTGAAGTTGGCAAAACCATCTTCTTGACCGCCCATTCCATCCGAAACCCGTGCATTTGACTGGAATGTTACGCGTTGATCTAGTTTGCCAAGCTTACCCATACCAACCAACCTGTTCTAAGTTTATGAGGCTTTCAACGCCGTGGGGGATTGGGTTCAATTTTACTTCGTCTGCATCCATACGCATTTCGTAATAAACACCAACCAACAATAGAATTATTGCGCTAAATGTTGGTGGAATGCTCTCTGGCATGTCACCATATCCAACAATATATTGGACGGTAATCGCATCAGAACGGTTGTAGGTTGCAGGCCAGTTGCTGCTTTCAATCCACTGGCAGTCATTACCCTTTATAAGCATAAAGTCCGATAAAGTCGCCGTTTGCAACACATTATCCGTGTCATAATATTTTACAGACACAAGCGATTGCGCAGGCCCTTTTGATAACGCCGTTTTAGCCGTAGGGCTTTGAAAACTTTCATCCCATGTTTGCGTAATTAAAGAACGCCCTGTTCTTTTTTCAGCTATATCGGTTGCAACACCCGTATAAATGGCAATCAACGTATCTTCATCAGAACCATCAACACGCAGATGTGTTTTAACCGTTGTCTGATCCACTGGCTTGACGCTAGGGGCCGTCGCAAGGGTTAAGTACCGTTCCATTTACTTCACAGCCTTTTCAGGCTTACGGGATTTGACCGCGCGCTCAACCTTACCAGTGCGAACTATTACGGCCTGTTCAGCCGCTACCATGCGCTGCGCTTCGTCTGTAGACACATCAATAGTGTCGCCCCTGTTGGCATCTGTGCGCGATACAAGCATTTTTACTTTAACCATTTGTTCACTCCTTATCGAATTAAGAAAAGGGCCAGTTTCCCAGCCCTTCAATAATTCGATTAAGACGCAGCAAGCGCCAAGTGTTTAACCGCTGCCGCGTCTGCAAGTTCACCGTCAAAGCGGATATAGCCAGCAACGCCAAAGCCAGGCCAGAAATCTTTATCCTGTAACGCACCGATTAAAGGCGTGCCAACTTTACGCACAAAATACTTACTGAAATCACCGAACAACATAACCCGCGAATTAACACCATCGCCAAGGCCTACCATCGCGTTGTTAACGCTAAAGTTATGCCCGTTGAATGTTGCAGGAACGCCGCCAATAACATTACCCATTTGCCACAAATAATTGCCGTTGCCATCTTTCAGCTTACGAACCGCCGCAAGGGTCAAATCGTTGAACATATAGCGAACCATTGGGCTAACGCGGTAAGCCGAGTCAACTGAATGCTCAAGATCAATAATTTCATCAAACGTAATCGCAGTTGTAGAAGCCGCAACCTTGCCAGAACCCGAAGCCGTAACGATGCCGTTTGGATCGCCCGTGCCATCGCCTACTGTAAGCTCAAGATTCGCACGACGCCCAAGGCGTTCACCTAGCAAACCACCAAGGAATGTTTCCATAGCAATAATGCTATCATCTGCAAGCTCCTTAGAAACCCGCAACCATTCAGTATTAAAGGCGTAAGCGTTCAATACTTTCTCA